TGCCACTACCTAAAAACCAATCAATTACTATATCTCCTTTGTTGGTCGTATCCAGTATCGCATCGGCAATCATAGCTACGGGCTTAGGGGTAGGGTGATTTTGAGTTTCTTTGCGATCTGGATTGCCAAAGCTTGAAGCAGATGGATACTCCCACACATTACTGCGTATCCGATCTTTAAGATGTAGGTTAGATATATGCTTATCTTTTTTATTTCCCTGTTTAAATATAAAGCAGAGTTCATGTTGCGCACGGTAAAAGTCTCCATTACCGATATTGCTTTTGTGCCATACACATACTTGTTTAGGTTCTACAGATTTATATACACTGCGGGCAGCTTCTGTAATATGCCATACATGTCTAAAGTCCATAAACATATAATGTACACTTCCTTCTACTGTATAGCTTACGGATTGTTGCATGATAGAAGATAAGAATGTTACAAACTCCTCATCACTCATCTCTCCACCACCCGATGCAAAATTTTTATGTCGAGCATCATATTTATTAGTAAAAAAGTTTGCAGCTAAATTGTAAGGAGGATCACAGTTTACAATGCGGGCTTTTTCTCCTTGCATTAATGCATGTACTTTTTCGGGGTCTTCAAAACTGCTGCATAGGATGCGGTGATCATTTAGGATAAATAGGTCTCCAGTCTTTACGATAAGTGTTTTATTTTCTATTGCCACCATTGCTTCCTCTTCTACACCCTTTACACCAAACACATCAAATTGTTGCTCAAAACGTGGCATGGAAAAATCGGGTAAATCAATTTGCGCTGTTAGCTCCTCAAAATTTAATTCAAAGGCCTCCATAAAATCAAAAAGCCCTTGCTGGTTTACTCTGGCATAAATAGAAGAGTATTGCAATACTAATTTGGAAGCCTCTTTTTTGTTTTTACACTGTATAAATGTAGCGGGTAGTTGTTCAGGAACTTCCACACCTTCAGCGATCAATTCTTCTAAAATCATACTGCGGTGTTTACCATCTAAACAATACAATATGGCTGTTTTAGGGTCTTGCCATACATAAAAAGGTTGGCTAAATTGATTGGCCAATAAGGAAGTTTTTAGCTTTGCTTTGGATAGGACACTTAGTTCTTTAAAACTATCGGCTTGCAAGCATTGTAAAGAACGCCATGCTATAGGCTCTGTCTTCATTACAGCGGATTGGATGGTTTTCATAGTATAGGTTTGTTTGCCCCAATAGGGTCATATAATGTCATAAGATTTGGGGTGGTGAAGGAATTAATTTTTAATTTTTGGGTACTAAAACGGTGCTTCCTCATCCGAGTGATTTATGGCGTTAGCCATTAGGTGAACAGGGGTAGCAGCGGCTATTCTAAATATCTCCCCTTTACGTTCGGTGAACTTCATTTTGCGAGGTTCAAAATCTAACTTCATAATAAAATTAGCATTACCATTACGCCATTTGCGTATCGCTAAATCAGCTTCAAACTCTGTACTGCTGCCATCCTCATTTTTTTCATGTCCTGACATCCAATCTCTGTGTAAAAACATCACAATATCCGCGTCTTGTTCTATAGCTCCACTTTCTCTTAGATCGGATAACTGCGGATAACGATCTTTACCTTTTCGTTTAGTTACTTCTCGATTGAGCTGGCAAAGTACAATCACAGGGATATCCATTTCTTTAGCCATGATTTTACATTTACGGCTGAGTTCTGCTATAGCATTTTCACGGTTACGATTGGCATAGTAAGGAGTGTCTACTAATTGTAAGTAATCAATGATTAAACATTTTACACCATACACACGCTTCATCTTTTCTGCTTTGGCTCTGATTTCATTAATGTCCATACTGGTTTTATCGCTTATGTAGATGGGGTAGTTGGCCGTGCGATGACTAATAATCTCCAACATTCTTTGTCTATCGTTTTCATCTTTATAGAGTCCTCTATACGTAGCATCAAAATCCAAATCCGTATCAATAGCCGCTAAGCGTCCAGCGATTTCATTATTATTCATTTCCATACTCATAATGCCTATAGGGGTTCCTTTAGCAGCCATGTTTAAAGCCAACTTGCCCACAAAAGCAGATTTACCTACGGAGGGTCTTGCACCGAGTACAATTAATTCTCCACCATGAAAACCACCGTTTTGTTTATCTAATCCATAAAAGCCTGTTTCTATACCGATGCCTCCAGTGAGTTGCATGTTATCTTGGTGTTTGTATAGATTTACCATAAGCGTACTCATATCAGCTATATCATGTATGCTGGTGTTTTGTCTAAGGGAGGATAGCTTTTCTAATAAGTGATCAATACATTCTGCAGCACTGCCTTGTTTGTCCAAACCCCCATGCGTGAGGTGGATTAATTCCCGTTCTATATGCATGCTTAGTAAAATATGGCAGTGATATTCTAGGTGAGCAGAAGAGCATACCCCGCTGGTGAGCATGCTTAGAAAATAAGCAACACTCTCGCCTGCAAAATCTGTAATGCCTTTGTTGCGCATGATATAATCAAAAGCAGTAATCAAATCGATAGGGATGCCTTGTTCAAACATTTCCTGTAAAGAGCGGTAAACGATTTGATGATAAGGGTCATAGAAATTCTCTACCGTTATGACACCGTACGTTCTACTGAAAGTAGGTTTCTCAAGTAGACAAGACCCCAATATCGCTTTTTCAAGTGTTTTGTTATAGTGAACATTAGCGGTTAACACAGGATATATTTGAATGACAGGCTCTGTGTTCTTTTGTAGTTTTCTGTTGTCGTTGGTACGTTGCATATTTTTAAAAATGTACGGATAAAAAAATAATGGTGTTTTTAATAGATTGTAACGGCCAAAGTTTATACCTGTAGGTGTTCAAGTGGTCTTTCACTCACATCTACTTCGATATTAGCCAGTTTACGGCCTTTAGTTTTTTGCATGGAAAGCCATCCGCCAAAGAGTTTTTTGTAGCGTTCTTCGTTAAAGTTGGGCATAGGATCGTTGCACAGACTAGCGTTGAATAGTGCCATCCATCGTTTGAGTTGGGGCATGTCCATGCCTTGACCATAGTTGATGCTTTGCTTCCAGTCTTCATCTTGCCAAGCTTTTGTAGCCATTTGTTTCACGATGTCCATACCTAACGGCTGAAGCTGTGGATTGTTTGCAGTGACACTATTTTTTATTGCTTTATCCTGTTGTACTATTTCCTTATCCTTTACCTTTACCCTATAGGGCTGGGTAGACCCCTGTAAGACCTCTTGAAGACCCCTTACCCATACAATATCAATACCATTCATCATCAATATTTTATACAGGGATAAATGCAGGTTATTAGATAGCACCAAGTCAAAACAATGATGTTTAGTAAACCACTGGTATTTAATGAAACCCGGTAAGAACCACCTTCCATTGTCCAGTGTTCTAATTCTTTGCTTGTCTCCATTCACTTTTTTTAAAAAGGAATCCAGATTGACTTTATAGCCGGTGCTGCGCTCAAAACCAATTTTATTCGGTTTCCAGACGCCTGCATTATCGCATGTATCACAGAGGTAATTCCAAAGTTGTTGATATTCTCCTCCAAGGTTGCAATACCAATCTTCATCCCATATTTTAGTATCCCGAAATCTGTTAGCCATTTTTTGAGTTGTTGATTTAAATCAGGTATTAAAGATGAAGCCGAAGTTGTTGAATAGTAACAGGTGTACGTAAATAATTTTTTATATGTAAGCGCAGGTTCCTGATGGCAGCTTCTCTGCCCATTAAGCTGCGGATATACATGTTAAGCTCCTGTGGCTTGTGGGTGATGTAATAGCCTCTATTGCTGGCCACTAGCCCAATCAAAAGGCCATGTATACGGATGTAGTTGATCATCTTACGCAATCGTCCTCCACCGATTGTTATAGGCTTGCTAAACGTTTTCGTATGAGGCAAGAGTAGCGTACATATATCTTTGCTGATGATCGCTTTTTCTATACCCTGATGGTATTGAAGGATATCAATAAGGATAGGTACTAGTATTTTTTCTTCTGCTGTGAGTGGTGCGGTTTGTTTTTCAAATCCATGTAACATAGTTATCTATTTTTTTGTTTATCTAACTAAAATTTGGGACGAGCTACAGCGTACTGTTGGGTACGCTTGTGCACGCATATTTTTACTTTTATTGTTTTGTAAGCCGGTTAAGTCAGCAGGGTAAGGTTGCTTTTACGTACAGCAAACCGTTGACCTGCTCTGTTTTCTACAATCCATACTGCTCCATGTTTGGCAATCAATTTTACGCTATCGCCTTTGCTTGCATATAATTTTCCTTTGCCTTTGCAGCTGCTGATATCGGTTGTTAAAAAATAGGTATACCTGATCATTATATAATCGTTTAGCTGTTGGATAGGATCATCTTTTCTTGGAGTTGTGTTACCCCTTGTAATCGGTTTTCTACGGCGCATAGGTATGTTCGACAATCTTTTACCCGCTGGTAGATATGTTGAATATCTTCATCGCTGCGTTCTATGTTTAGTTCAATGACTCTTTCTTTAATTGGAATATCATCGTATGTCATCGCTTTATCTAGCGCTGCACAGGCTTTTTGATAAAGTTCATTTTCTTCTGTAGCTATCCCCATTTTATAGAGTAATTTTCTTTTTTCATCGTTGATGAATAGTGGTGGGGTGCTGATCAGACAATAGGCAATGCTTGCTTGTGTAGCGCCTGTTAAAGCCATATAGCCTTGTAGCTGCCAGTAGTAATGGGGATTTATTTTTTGGGTGTGTACCCGAAAAAAACTGAAGATGTCCCAACTGCTTTTGATGTCAATGATTGTTGCTGCATTTTTTATGGTAGTGCCGGTAAATAAATCAGGCGTTCCTTTGATAAAGTCGTTGGATAGATGTTGTTCGTTTTTGGTAAAGAATTGCTTTTTGAGTCTGCTGTACAGGGTAATGCTATCTTCTTCTACCATAAGTCCTTTTTCCGTATACTTATTGGAAATATCGGTTTGTCGGCCATATTTATGGCTTACGTAGATATCCATTAAATGCGTTTTGCAGGTCTCACTGAGTGATTCATTTTTGCTGCGGGCTTCGGTCATAATATGACCTAATGCAGAACAGCGAAATAAAAGTGTTGAAAAGTCGGTCATGGTTAATGGGTTTGAGTAATTAAGGATAATTGTAATAGTTTAGCTTCATACGCTTGTAAACTAGTGTCAGGTAGTTGTGCTTTTATAGCCATTAATTCTTGAGCAGTTTCGCAATCATCAATCATGAGTTGTATGCGTTCTGTTTCTTTATTCGTAGTGGAAGGCACGTTAGTGTTAGTGTTAATGTTAATGGCAGGTTCATTATCTACATAGGTAACATCAGTGGCGTCTACGTCATTGATTAAGGCTTGGTCAATGGTGATTGCTTTTTGCATTTCTACAGAGAGGGGTGCGAATTTGGAGAGTAGGTGTTTGAGGGTGGTTTTGATAGCCATCGCATCGAAATCGGCGTTCCATAATCCATTTTTATGGTTAAAGGTTTTGCTGTATTTAAGGCCATGTTTTTTTAAGTCTTCGATATTGATGTATAACGTTTTTTCAAAGCCATTGAGTAGTTTGAAGTAAGCAGCGTAGCCGACTATGGTGGAGGATTTGTTTTGGCTGAAATCAAATTCAAAGCCGGAGAGTGGATTTTGACAGGTAATCTGTCCTTGATAAATCGCAGTAGCTGAAATGGTTTTGAATTGCCCACTGCGTTGAGCCAGTTGTATGAATCCTTTGTAGCCGATTTGGAATTGAGCGACTTGTTTGGTTTTCCAAACCCCAGCTTCATCTTGGTATTTTTTGTTGTAGGGTACGATGTAGGCAAAACCAAGGTTGTTGTTTAGGGGTAAGTCTAAGGTTGCTGCAACGGCCGCGCTATGGTAAATGCTGGTGGGGTCTGCTTTGGATAGCTCCGCATTTTGGGAAACGATCTGTAATACAGAGGTCATGAATGAGTTGGCTCGTTTGCCGAGCATGGTGGTAAATTTTTGTTTAACGTCGTCTCGGTTAAACAAGGTTTCTACGGTGAATGGAGTTTCAATCATCTGGTAAGTTTTAATGGTGAATAAATAAATTTTTTATGTTGTGCTGTTAGGGAAAGTGTTGTTGGGTAAATGTTTTGCTGTTGTACATGAAGAGGTATACGACTCGCCTGTATGTGGAATTTGTAAGGTGGAGAGTTGTATGCCGTTTAATTTTGCTACTGCACATACTTTGGTATAAAACAGGGTGAGCATCTCATTAATCTGAGCACTTTTGGCCGCTGCTTCATGGATATGGGTGATGTATGCAATTCGTTGTGTTTGTTCTTGTGTCATGGTATGTATTTTAGTGCTGTAATCATGTAGGGTTAAAAAAAACCGGCAGAGCGTATCTGTGATCTTCTATTTTTTATTCTTTATTCTTGTCTATTGTAACATATTCCTGTCTTGCTCTACCGGCTGCCGTTGTATCCCTACTTTTTTAATAATTTAAAGTGATTAGGCTCGTGCTTGCATTATGGCATCTATTTGTTCTACTGTTTTTTGTTCGTTGATATGTTCAGGAGAAAATAGACCGGTGACATGGTGGAGCGCTGCTTCTTGTATGTCGTCCATTAACTCTTCGCATTTGTTGGTGAGGAGGGAATAGATGTTTATTCCATTCCAATAGACGCTGTCAATGTCTACATCGTAGCGATCACCTTCGTCAGGATGTAAAGCGTATAGTTGGGCGCTGGTATCTTCATAGCCCACGCCTTCTACTCGAATATCGCCTAAGTGGGTTTGTGTGGGGCGACCGTTAACTACGCTGCTTTCTGTTACAGGGTAGTTGAATTCAAAACGTTTACGTAG